AAAGATAAGGTTAAAATCCGATGCACAGGTTTCGTTCACGCTGTCAAATCCTATCGAGAACTGATAAGAGGAAACAGGTAACGAGTACGCAACAAAGATTTTCGGAGGGTTTGAGAACTTACCCTTACCATCCGATTGCTCCTCGCTGATAAAGCCTGTAGGTAGGTATTCCTCGCTATTCTCAGGAGCAATGTTGAGGTTTTTCGTGCCGACTCTCCACTTGTTCGGCTCAAAAGTGATGTAATCGACCTTAGAGCCGCCGTTGTAGATGCCGTTAAGAGAACTCCACCCAAAGTGTCCGTTATCCGTGATAGACACATCGGCATTTAACTGTAACCTCATCGTAATCTCTCCATCCACCCCTGTGTAAAGAACACATCGACCTGCATTGGCAATCAACTGCAAACACTCTTTATGCGTGGTAATCGGCATCGGAGCATAGGTGATTACATTCTGTAGGTATGTGGGGATGCTGTACGAGGTAATTCCTGCATCGTGGAGGACATCGACTGCCAAATCATAAAGCGAAATACCCTCGCTCCTCCACAATCCTTTATAATAAGTATTGGTAAGGAACGAAATCGCATCAGTCGCTTCAAAGGTAGCAGTCTTACCATCGACCGTGGGAGCATCCGAGATGTAGAGGTAAGCCGCATCGACCCATTCTGTCTTACCATCGACTGTCGTACCATATCGAACTCTCAACGGCTGTCCGTTGACGAAATACTCCCACATTCCGTGAGGGTTATCAGGATTGTAGTCCTTGTCGTAGTTCGTCACTTTCATCGTGAGTTTCTCATACGGCAAACTCGATGAGATAGGGTCAACACTTGCGGTATGGTCTGTAGAGAGAATGTCACCTGTGTTAAAGATTTTCTCAAGACCAAATACCATCTTTGAAATACGCAATCTCCTAAACGGCTCAGACATCGAGAGGAACTCAAACCTAACGCTGTCGCAGTCCGGGATGTGGTTATCCTCGTCTATGAACTCCAAGCCATTGGGAGTAGATATGAACTGACCTTTTAGAGTACCCTCATAGTAGTAGGACACCCTAATCTGAGTGGGATATGCCGTGGCGAACTCATAGGTCATACCAACGAAATCCTTAGTCTTGACGAAATCAAACTCAAGGGTAGGTATCTCCGTGAAATTGCCGTTTTCATCGGTCATAGCCGAACTGACATATCCGTTTCTCAAATAGGTCGAGTCAGGGGCGATGAGGGCATCGCCACCAACTCTAAAACAGTTAGGCTCAAAAGTGAGATAGTCACACTCGTGTACCTTATCGAAAATGCTTGTAGCAAAAGGGGCTTTCGGTGAGGTGTTGACCATAGCATCGCCCTCGACACTACGGTCAATCATCTCAAGCCTTGCCTGAAATTGGGAGGTAGGGCGAACAACCATTCCCATCGTTTCTTTGTACTTGTTAGACACGACTTTCATAATTGCTCACCTCACTCTCCGACATCCACAACATTCGCTTTGCATTGCACATAATACTTAGGTCGGTTGGTTTCCGGGTCAATGAGGAATGGCTTTGCCGAGCGGTCACCCACATAAAATCTGCGAGTCACCCAATCGTTTGTAACCATATCAATGTACCGAATGGTAAAGGTGAAATCCTCAAACTGTTGGAGCATCTGACTCCATTTCTCAGGAGTGAGAACATTCCACATAAGTTCGATTTTAGATTGGTCACGACCTATCTTTTCACCACGCATCACTCCGTCTGCCGTTCTCGCACTATTGACGAGCGTAGCAACAGTCTGCAATCCGCTATCCTTGTCAGGATAAGGAAAAGCCATATCGTTGATGTAGATAAATCCATTAGCCAAAACTAAACACCCCCATTCCCAAGTTATAACCACGATTACGAGCAATTTTCTGCTGATTTTCGTAGATTTTCTCACCATCGAGGTTGATAATGATTTTGGTATCGCTACCATCGTCATCACCATTGCCACCGAGTGCGGCGAGAACTGCCTGATATACACCTGCCGAAACAGACTCAACGATTTGGTCATTGTTTACGACAGCGTTTCTGCTTCCGATGTTACCGACTAACTCCGGTCCTGCCTCTCTTGCGATAAACATCTGACCGAAATCAGGGAAACCGCCCTTAGCGTAGCACTCAAAACCTGAGGGATATTTCACCGTTGCACCGAGTACCTCTACGCTACTCCATTTAACCCTAATTCTCGGTAAAGTGATTTTCAGCGAAGCGGTAAGGCTACCGAGCCAACTCGTCACGCTCGTCCATCCACTCTTAATAAGCGAGATGCTAACCGATACAGCCGTACCTACGAAAGAGGAGATGCTCGACCAACCTTTCTTTGTCAGCGACACAGCCGCCGAAACAGCCGTACCGACAAAGTTAGAAATCGTTGACCATCCGCTCTTAAAGATGCTGACTGCAACGCTCACGGCATTGCCTACAAAAGCAGTAATCGTAGTCCAAGCGTTTTTAAGTAGCGAGATGCTAACCGATACAGCCGTACCTACGAAAGAGGAGATGCTCGACCACGCTTTTTTAACAAGCGAGATGCTAACATCAACTGCTGTGCCGACCCAAGAACTGATTGTACTCCAACCCTTTCTGAGTAGCGAAATACTAACATCGACTGCGTTACCAATCCACGTTGTGAGCGATGTCCAACCGCTCTTAACGAGTTTGACCGCCGCATCAAGACCTGCCGCCGCTTTTTCAGCCCACCAAGACTTGACGTTGCTCCACCATTGTTTAGCATCGTTGATGACATTGACTGTGAAAGTCAACACACCATCCATTGCCTTGTTGAACGGCTCTACGATGTGGGTCTTACACCAATCACCGATTGTACCGAGCCACTCAAGCATACCGCCGAACAGACCCTCGATGAGGAAACCGCCTATCTCAGCAAACACGGTGGACGGAGAGTGAATACCGAGTGCATCCTTAAAGCCCTGAACGAAACCGCCGATAAAATCTGTGATAGCAGTCCATACAGTTTGTAAGCCCTCCCAAATACCATCAATAATAGACTTACCGATGTCAACGAGGGTACTCCACGCACTCTTGATTGCTTCCCAAATCTTTCCGGGCAATTCCTTGAAAAAGTTAGCGATTTTCTGAACACAATTAGGTAAGGTTTCAAGGAAAAATGTCGGTAGGGTTTCGGTAAAGAATGTTTTGAACGCAGAGGTGATTGTTTCCCATACGCTCTTAAACCACTCAGGCACTTTCACGGTGATAAAGTCAACCGCCGTAACCCAAGCATTACCAAACCATTGTCCGATGTCATATCCGAGTCCTGACCAATCGTAGTCCTTTATCGGTTGCCATAGGTCATCAAACCACTTGTCGATGTCCTTAGACAGATTTTGAAACCATTTCTTGATATTCTTAGGAATGTTCTTAACCCATTTACAAAGGCTATCCCACCATCCGGGGATTGTTTCTGTAAAGAATTTGGAAATTACATCCCATTGCTGAACAATCAAGATGATGCCGTCTGTGACTAAGCCGACTGCCAAACCAATCAACGCTCCGATACCTGCACCGATAGGGCCGCCACAAGCACCGATGATAGCACCGATACCTGCACCTGCCGCAGTAGCACCTGCACCCACGAGCAATCCGTTCATCCAATCTAAGCCATCTACGATAGCATCATAAATGCCGACAATCATAGCAGGAATACCTGCGATAATACCACCTGCACCTGCACCGATAGCGGCACCTGCGGCACCTGCCGTACCTACTCCCAAGTTTGTGGCCGCCGTTGCTAACGCTCCTGCAACCTTACTACCTGCAAAGGTGGTGCTTATCCAAGCCGCCAACTTTGAGCCGAGTAGTGCTGTACCACCTGTACCGATGATACCGCCTGACACGATTTCCGCAAAGTTAAAGCCCTCAAGTCCGTTTTGTACGGCATCCTTTAAGCCGGAGAACTCTATCGTAAATCCTGTCAACGTGAGAATTACACCGATAGAAATTGCATAGGACGGACTCGCCAAAAGAGCCTTGAGCGTAACGATTGCATCAATAAATGCCTTAGTGACTTTCCAAGCGGCGATACCTGCACCTATCAGACCGACTGTGGTGAGAATATTGCCGAAACGTGTATTCATAAGGTCAGACCAAGAGTTAATCTCGCCTGTGATGCCGAGCCATTCTTTCATATCCTCGACAATCTGATTTACACGACTCTCTGTAGCATCCGTGATGAAATCGTAAGTAGGCAACTCAAAATCAAACTCTCCACCGCCGAGAGCATCCTCGATAGCCGAGCCACCCTCATTAGGATTGATGACATTGAGTTCATCAAATCCGAGCATATAGGATTTCAATTTCTTTGCTGAGTCAGCCGCATCATCCAACGCTCCTGTAGCATCCTCTGCACCGCCTACCACAGTATCAATGCCGGAGTAATCGACCTCAGGCATCTCAAATCCGAACAGACTTGCGATAGCACCTGCGAGGTAGCGAATTACCTTAGCACCTGCGATAGCGTAAGGCAGGATAGCGTTAAGAGCAGGAATAAAGATAGAGCCGACAGCACGAGCCGCCTGTGTAACCTGTGCTTTGAAAATTCGTAACTGATTGGCAGGAGCGTTCAATGTACGAGCCATATCACCCTGTGCCGTAGTTACCTGTGTCATAATAGCGTAGTAACGCAACTGAGCCTTTTCAGCCTGTGTCATACTTGAGATTGTTTTATCAATTCCAAGACTTAGGGCTACAGCCTGTAACTTAGCCTGAGATAAGTCATAACCAAGCCTACGGAGCGGCTCAAGTTCGCCTGACAAGCCGGACTGCAATTTCTGCATTGCATCCTCGTAACTGATATTAAAGAACGAGGAGAGGTCGTAACCCAACTGAGTTAGGTTTTTACTCATCAGATACGCTCTGTCACTCGCAACACCAAAGCCTGTCGCAAGTGTCATAAACACACCTTGATTACGCATCCACTCACCGGGGTCAATACCCATCAACTCACCGACTTGTTCTGCGTATTCCTGTGCGGCCCCTGCATACTGACCCATAGATGCAGTAAAGAGGTTTACATTCTCTATGTAGTTATTCATCTCTGTAATACAGGATGCAATCTTTGTAGCCACGGTTTTCACGGCAGAGATTGCCATTTTCAACTTAGCGTAGAGATTGATGTAAGAGCCGGATGCTTTGTTGTTCGCCGCCGCAAGACCATTCGTGCTGTTAAGCAGTTTTTGAATTTTCGCAGGGAAAGCGGAAAATCCTGCGGCAACCTTGTTCATTTCGTCAGCCAACGGCTTGAGTGCCGTAGCCAACTCCTTAATCTTTGTAGAGAACGCACCCATATCAACGGACTGCAATCCTGCAAAGATTTCAGGGATTTTCTTAATCTGAGTAAGAGTGGAGGATATTGTCTGTTTCGGCATCTCAGATAAAGGCTGTAATGCCGTGACTAACTCCCTGATTTTAGAAGCAAATCCACTCATATCAGCCGACTGTAGTTTTGATGCTACCTCAGGTATTCTGTTCAACTGATTTACAGTCGAGCCAAGATTTATCTTTCCGATAGCACTAAGGGGCTGTAAGGAATTTGCAAGGTCAGAGATAGGTGCAAAACTCACACCATTAAGAGCCTTAGCGGATGTACCGATAGCGGAAATTTGTGTCGCTATGGTAGAGGATAATTTGACACCGCCCAAGTTAGACAGGGTTTGAATTGCCTTTGTCAGACCATTCAAATTGTTCACAGAGCCGGAGTCAACTCCCTTAGCCGCATCACCAAGTGCCTTAACCTGTTTCGTTACCGAAGTTAGACCAACACCGCCACTCGTAGCCTTTTTCAATTTTTCAAGAGTATCAGTAAGGGCATCCAAACCGCTCACCGCACTCTGCGAGTTTTGTAGTACCTCTAATTCCAAAGACTCGATTGTAGTGGACATTGCACTCACCTCCTTGTTTCTTATTCCTGAGTTTTCTCCTTGAACTTAGCGTTAGTGGCCGCCATCAATGCTTCCATCAATTTCTTGCCCTTTTCGCTCACCTTACGCTCATTCTCAACCTTTTCCTCCTCGATTTGCTTAGCGGTCAAAGAGTAAGGATGTGAGGGATAAGGAGCAGGTTTCGTACCCTTTTTCGCAAAATCGTGGAAAATCGGAGAAGCATCACACAGGGCTTCATAGAAATACATTCCTTGTAGCCACAACTCTTGATTTCTCTTTTCGTTGCGGATTTCCTCCGCTTTCCGATAATCTCTCGCTAATTCAGGGTCACCTCTCCAATATTCGTCAGGTGACATACCGAGTGCTAAGTAGTAAGGAAACAACTCCTTGAACTTTTGCGTGTAAGTGAAAGAGGGGAGCGAGTTTTTAGGCTCACTCCCCTCAGGGGCAGACAGTGAGCCACTTACCAACTCGCCGTCCAATCCAAGTTTCCCTCGGCTTCCTCAGGCTCATCAATGAGGGTCATAATCGGCTCATTGTACATCTCAGCCAACTTGCCAATGAGTTCCTGCTTGTTGGTCATCTTAGCGTAGATTGCATCAATGACCTCCTGCTTCACGAAACGATGATTAGCAAGGAACGCACCTGCAAAGAGTGCCGGGAGAGTGGTCATAGGCTTATCCTTGATGTCGGATGCCACAAAACCATTTCTTTCCATAATTTCAACACTCTTGCGAGTGTATTCAAGACAATAGTCCTTGTCCTGATAAGTAAATCTCAACTGTTTGCTCATAAAATATTACCTCCGAAAATTATTCGCCAATAGCAATGGGAGTAGAGGGAGCGATGGAAACAACTGCTTCCTTAACCTCATTCGTACCCTTGCCGACAACTCTCACGCTGAGATAGCCCTTGAAATTGAACTTACCCTCAGCACCTGTGGGAGTGATAGTGTTGCCCTGCTCATCGCCGCCAAACCAAACAGCGAAATCGGTTTCAACACCTTTGAGTCCAACCAACTCCCTGTACTTTGCAAGTTCGTAATTGATGGTGAACTCAAGAGCATCCTGACTCTGAATACCCTCTACATAGGTCTGCATAGGGTCAGAGAGAGTAGTGGTTTCAAGCATCTCAGGACTACCGCCGAGGTCGGGGAAATCCTTGATGTCAACCAACTTTTCATAAGTATCGCCTGTACCCTTTTTCATCAAAAAGGTCTTAAAAGAACTCGATGCCATAGAACATTACCTCCTAAAAATTTCTTTATTCTTTGAGATTACGGCACTATACCGACCAACCATTCGGTATATGGTAGCATCATCCATATTGGGGATGGGCTGTAACATAGTACGAGCAAACCCAAGTGCCATCATTTGCTCGTCAATGAGTGTGGCTATCGCCTTACATTCAGACTTTTTACCAACACTCTTATTGGAATAAACATTCATTTCATACATAACCGAAGCGTGGTTTTCAGAACTGCCACTATCCTCGGTACGCTGATATGACTGATTATCCATTTCAACGAGAGATACGCAGGGGAACTTTGACGGAGCATTGACATACTCACCGACCATATAGATGTTCGGATAAGCGGCCCTGACCGCCGCAGATACCTTACTGAATATCTCGCTTTCAATATCAATCATCCGAATACCTCCCTTGCAATCTCTACGGATTTTCTTGCAACCTCCTGTACAGCATTGTACATAGGCATTGATGCCGGAGTACCACGAGTGATGACCAAATTGCCATCCTCATCGTAATAACCCCAAGCGGATTGTTTACCGTGACCCTTGCCGTAACTGCCGATGGTCAAACCGAGGTCAGTACCAAAAGGGTTAGGTGAACTACCGACTGAGCCGTTGTGATACACACCTGCTCCAAACTCACACCAAACGGCATCCTCGCCGTTGGCAACCACAACTGAAATTCCCCCACGTTCATCGACTGTAACCTGTACATCAGGTCTGCGAGGGCTACCCTGAATAACATCGTCCACAACAGAATTTGCAAAGAGCATCGAAGCATTCACCGCTATCTCCTCAGCAATTCTTTTTCGGTAGGTATCGACTTTTTCCAAGAAATCCTGCTTGAACTCCTGCAATTCACGAATAGCCCTGTTAATGTCTTTCGTGTTCAGACCAAACCTGATAACCTTTTTACTCATCGAACTGTCACCTTGCTTATCGCAATCGACACGCAGTTAAGACTACGAGCCACCTTTTTGACAATGTAATCGTGAGGGGTTTCAACCGTACCATCATTATTTAGAACGAGTGTGCCATCAGCATTGAGGTGAGGAGTAGAGTCAACCCACAGGATTGTGTATTCATCAATCTCTGTGTTCGGATTTTCTAAGACGATAACCTTATCGTAGGTTTCGCTCTCACCGAACTGTCGGCTCTGAATTTCACCTCGTGCCGCAGAAATGTTACCGAGGGCTTTTACAGGGTCGGTGTATTCGACCTCGTATTCGCCTGTAGCATTTCCGTATTCATCCGTGATTTCAGTTCTGTTGGAGTACAACGCATAATGAAACTCGCACTTGTTTCGTGTCATACAACGCATACTGTCAACCTCCTAACACACCGCAATGAGGGATGACCTCGCTCAGCAATGAGTCAGGCACATCTGCATTTTCATACATACGGCTGACTCCGTTCTCTGAGTGGGAAATTTCTCCCTCTGCTCCTCTCTTATTGAGTAGGTAAGCGGCTATTTCACATTGGAGGACTCCGTACCTACGAGGTACATCGGTCACAGTTTCGTCATACGGATAAGCACGATTGATAATCTTTTGTCCTGCGATAGTCAGATATTGGGTCAAAATATCGTCAGTCCAATCGACCTCATTAGGTGTACCCACCATCGCTCGTAATAACGATAATTTTTCCAAATCTGTCATCGCAATCACTCCTCGGACTCAGGTGCTACATCCTCATCGGACTTAGGGGCATCGGACTCAGGTGCTACATCCTCATCGGACTTAGGGGCATCGGACTCAGCGATTTCAGCAATGTAAATCTTGCCTGTGTCGTTATCCCCGGTCATCAAGGCTTTTGCACGAGTCTTGTTGACCTTGACACCCTCTCTCGGATAGATGTCATCCTTTTTATAGAGATGGTTGCCATCGGTCTTATCGAAAAAGTTACGAATTACTTTATACATTGACTCCTACCTCCTTAGACAGACTCAGTAACATCAACGACTGCGATGCCGTCAAGATACTCTGCAAAGAGGGTAAGACCCATAAGAGCAAAGGACTCAGATACCGCAGTACCATAGTTACCCTGAGTGTGGAAACCGATAAGATGAGTTTCTCCGGCAGTTCTGTAAACAAGACCTGCCTTAGCGAAATCGCTGTCGGAGGGGTCAACATAGTAGAGAACGATGTTCTCAGCAGGGGTAGCGATTACACGACCTCTTGCAATTTCCTCATCGGAGAGGAGGAACACAGTAGTGTAACCCATAAAATTCTTGATGTAGTTAAAGCCGAACTCAGACTGAATGGAGATGTCCTTATCGCCCATATAGTCATAGAGGTCAAGCACGTTGACAAAGGCTACTACCTTAGTGCAGGTGCGGTGCATCTGCTTGAACTTGTTGACAACATTACCCTTAGCCATTGCCAACGCTCTCTGCCAAGTAGTTTCATTGGAGGTGAGAGAGCCGGTATTAAGGTAAGTGTAAAATCTACCTGTAACGTTGTCCTGCAACTCGTAAAGGAACGCATCATCGGTCATACCGACAGCCACATCGTAGCCGTGTTCCTTGATTGCTTCAATGGAAACTGCCTTTGCGTACTTTTCGATGGTCATTTCTGCATAGTCAATTTCCTCGATGGTTGCCTTGCTGTAAGGGATTTCGTTACCCTCAGCCACAGCACCACTCTGTAAAGTCATAGTGGCTTTCTTAGACTTGAGGATAGTACCGGGAGTCTTGCGGATAGGACGCATAATGCCCATAATCTCACGGAGATGCTCCCAATTCTTACCGAAACGAGTGACGAAATCAATCTCTCGTGCGGTAACGGCGATAGCCGCCGCATTGGTCAAATTTTCTTTTGCCATAACACATTACTCCTTTTCAAACAAATCAATATTTGCGGCAATAGCGGTCTGTCGCTCAACCGGGTCGGTAATTTTCATAATGTCATCCATTGACATTCCTTTCCCACTACCGCCTGTGGGTTTAGGTGTGTCATTCAGAACATCCTCACGGACTTTCTTATCTCTCGCTTCCTGATGTTTCTGTTGGTTAGCGAATACCTTTTCAAAGTCACCCTCTGCCATAGCGACAGCAGTTTCCTGTGCAAGGGCATCATCATAACCGAGAGCGAGGAACTTTGCCTTATTCTCGGAAATAGTTACCTTTTTGAGGAGTGCATCATAATCACTCTGCAACTTTTCACGCTTTTCGGCATCCTCTTTCTCCTTGAGTTCATCGGCAGTCATCTTTTCACGCAACTGCTTCTTGTAATCTGCGGCTTCCGAATTGCTTTTAGACAATGCGGCCTTGAGCCTGTCGATTTCCGCAGAGCCATCGGCAGGGAGTTCGATGCTTTCAAGTGCCTTTTCGACATCCTCAAGGGTCATACCCTCTTTGTAAGCATCTTTAAGTAAATCCTTAATGTTCATCGTGTTACCTCCTACGATTTAAGTCTTTCCTGACTATGTTTTCTGTTTTTAGGACTTGTCTGTCCTTTGCGTTTTTCCAAGTTCCCTCTTGTATAACTAAGCATAAAGCCTAATCACCTAAATGGTCGCATCCCTCACAATAATTGGGATAACCGTGTTCACAGCGTGGGTCAACCTCGCACTTGTCGAAATCGCCGTGACATATCACGTTGGCTAAGGTTTGGAGTTCACCCTCAAGGCTCTCACTCAAGATACCGCTATTGATTAGCCTGTACAGGAGTTCCGTTGCCTGTTTTCGTGTCATCTCCGTCACCTCCGTTATTACCTGCGTTAGCCATCGTCTGCTTTGCAATCTCCAAAGCCTTTTTCGCTCTCTCCTCGACATATTCCATACTCATTTGGTAAGCGTTCTCAGGGTCAGAGAACAATCCACACGAGGTGAAAGCAAGGCGAGGATGAATTTTCTCCTGTTGGAGCATCGAAACGAGTACCTGACTCTTGCTCTGAATGTTGTCGTAATTTCTACGAGTGAACTTACAATCAATATCCTTGAGTCTGAGTTTGTACACGTTCTCATCCAAACCTCGATTGTCTTTGCAGATGCGGAGAACGAGTTTCAAGGTTTCCTGCTCGGACTCCTTGAAAATGGTTTCGCTGTCCTTTGCTCGGCACTCGGCGGCTGACCAACCATCTCTGAGGATGACTGCGGCCCCTGTGTCCGAGGTGGATGAGCCACCGTTTCTGTTCGGCATACCGCAGATGCTTAGGATGGCATCATAAATGTCCTCTTTAGCAATCTGAGTCTGTGTCTGATTGAGTTCGTTGGAAACCATATCGACATCGGCTTGATTACCCTCGGTGGACTTAACCTTGATTGCACCAAGTTCAAGGAATTTCTTATATTCCTCCTCGGTGATTTCGCAGTTAATGAATTTCATAAATGCCTGAATGAACTGCTCAATGCCATCCATTCTGTTAGATGCGATGTTGTTGAGCGTATCAAGCAGGTCAAGGACAATCTCAAACGCACCAAGTCTTGCGGTATTCGCCGGGTACTCGATAATCGGTATCATTCTAAGAGCGTGACCCTTGCTCTTGATGATTTTCTTATCCCGGATTTCCCAAAAATGATTGTTCGTGTACACAGAAAATGTATCGACACCCTTTTTGTCGGTGCAATACTTGACTGCGAACACAGGCTTGTTTCCAATCTTGTTGGAATAAACCACGAATGTATCACGAGGGTCGAGCGAGAACATCTCAAACGGAGCATCGTCCTCATCAATCCTCTTATCAGGAAGCACCAAGCGGTACGCAGTACCTGCAATCATCTGCCACTCAACAATCTGCTTGTCCTTAGATGCTTTGTTCTCGCTGAACATCATCTCGTTAAGTTCGGCAATCGCCTTAGACACTCCCTCATCGCCGTTACGACCTACATATTGGATAGGCTCACCGCAGAGATAGCCTACCTTGAACGAAACAATTTCGTTAGCCCTGTTTTCTACAATTTTGTTGCAAATCTCAGGACGAACTTTTTTCTCACGTTCCAAAATCGGCTGTTTTCCACGATAGTAATTCCACAGATATTCGATTTGGTTTCTATTCTTGAGATGCACATTCATCGCATCGGTGATTTCATCAATGATATTCTCATCGGTGATGACATCGACATCGGTGAAAATTCTCTCACGACCAAACATATTCATATTTGTGTTCATTCCCAATCTCCTCCTTTGCAACAAAATAAAAAGTGCGTAATGACTCGTGGGGCTGACCCACCGTAAATCATTACGCACATAAAAATATCCAATAATTCTATTTTACACCCTATATTATATCACAAGTTCTAATTCTTGTCAATAGAAATTCTAAAATTTAGATGTAAAAATCTGAATTATTTGTTAAAAAGGTCTTTGGAACGCTTCCGCTTTCGCTCCTGTGAGGGATTGAGCGTATTCTGCCAACTGACTAAAGGCATCCGGGACATCATCCCACTTGTTTTTACCCATCAGCGAGTAGGAGCAAAGGAAAGTAAGTGCTTTGCGGTACTCCTTGTTGTCCTTGATGATACTATCGTCCTTGAACAGACAATGCTCCTTGACCCACGGAGAATTGACGAGGATTTTCGTTTCCTTGTTTGCCGTGGTGTATTTGGTCGTAATCTTAGTCCTGCCGCCTTTGGCTTTCACACCCTCTTGTACCTTTTGAGCGACTCTGCCACCTGCGGAGTTAGACTCAAAGCGACTGATGTGTACCTTGTTTCGGAGCAGAGCCATTATCAACCGAGTTTCCACGATTTCAGGGTTACTGTTATCGCAGATAATATCGTCAATGTAGAAATCCTGTCCGTATTGGTATGCGACAGGCATAACGCAGTAGTCCGTACCTCTGTCCTTAGTATCGCAGACCGAGATGATGGCATCCGGCTCTCTGTCCGGCAATTCAAAGTATCTCCTCAATTCGTTGTCTGTAAACAAGCGGCCCTCTCTTTCGATAGGCTGATTGAGGTACAAGGCTCTCCACGAAGCATCGTCCATTATCCTACGCTGTTCGTGATAGAACTGAGTGTTGAAACCGACTCCGTAGGCATAATCAAAATTCGACTCATCGTTTTCATCGAGAGCAGGGATAACGATAAACCTCGCACGGTCGCTGTCACCATACTCGTTCTCAAGTCTGCCTATGACATCGTGAACAGACCAACGTGTAGCGATGTGCAACTCCTTACAATGGTCACCAATCTTACGCTGTCTAAGGTCGGTGGTGTACTGTTCCCATAGTTTGTCCAAACGCTCCTTGCTCAAAGCGACCTCGATTGACGGAACAAGGTCATCGCAGTACAAGAGGTCTGATGCACGATAAAGACCTGCGTTACCTGTACCTGTCGAGGTGAACTCAAGCGTTTCAAATCTCTTTCGCTTTCCGATGTCGATACGACAGTCCTTAGCATTGGTATTCGTAACCGACACTCCGGGGAAAATCTCGCCCCACAGATACTCACCTTGAGGGTCTAACATTCTCAAGCACTCGTCATAGACTCCTCGGATGAACGCATTGGAGTGAGAGCCTGTGAGTTTCGGCTCATCAGGTCTTTTCAATCCGAGCCAAGTGAGATAGAAAATGGCGAGAGTGGTCTTTCCTGCACCCGGAGGGAGAGAGATGGCGAGTAGGTCTAACTTATCATCCGTTAAATCCTGTAGGGCATCCACGACCTGTCGTAAGACTTTCATACGAGGACGATAGAACTGCTTACTCGGCTCTCTGTTCCATTCTGCATACAGGATAGCAGAGTGGAAATCGTTTGGGGCTAACCAATGTAGAACTCTCTTGTGCAAAGCGAATAGGTCTTTGATGGCGGCACCACTCACAGGAATGTATCTGTCCAAATAATTGGACAGTTCTCGTCCGTACTTGAGAGCGAGGGGCAGGTCGGTCTTGCCGCACTCTCTCACCATAGCAAACATATCCGTAAAGACTCCCACCGAGGGGGTCTTTTTGTATTTTTCCGAAATTTTTGATAGTAACTGTTCCATATTTACCTCCTGAAAATAAAAAGAGTGCGTAACAATCTACGAACTCCGTAAATCATTACGCACACTCAATCATTCAACCACGAACTTTTGTCCGTCTGTGGTTTCCACCGATACAGGTGAGTCATCGACCCTCTCAAAGAGCCATACGACTCTCGCCGTTGTACCTGTTTGCACTTGTGTATCACATTGGATAGCACCCTCGATTTCCTGTCCTGTGAAAACCGTGACCACCAACTCAATGCCGTTCTGAAACGCTTTCACGTTGATAGCATCACACGGCAGGACTGTTTCGCCTGAGTCGTTGGTGTAGTCAAAGAACAATCCGATGTAGGTCTGCTCATTGATGACCACATCCTTACCCTCTACATAGGTCAACGTGTGACCGCTCTCATCCGTAGGCTCGACAACGCATCCTGCCAAAGAGAACAGCATCATCAGAGCCATTGCTAAGCACAATATTCTTTTCATTATTTTCTCCTCCTGCGGCCCTTACCGCTCACTCTCGGTGATTTTGTCAACTCAAACAACACGACTACCGGGATAGCCAATATAGCAACAATCCAAATCATACCCTTACCTCCGATGCTCGTGCATACCAAGTGCTACGGCTGATACCGAGTTCGGCACAGCAGTCATCCACGGTCACGAGTCCGTCTTTTTGCATTTTGAGGAATTTTTCAAACTCAGCAGGTGCTTTACGCTTACGACCCTCTTTCCAATTTGGGTCATTCCTGCAAATCTCTTTGCCCTCTGAGGTACGCTGAACAATCATATCCCTCTCAAATTCCGCAAAGGCAAAGAATATCGTTCTCATCAATCGACCTGTGGGGCTGTCATCGAACTTACCCATATTAAGAATATTGATGGAAACTCCCTTGCTGAGCAGTTCATCAATAATGTCCAATCCGTCACGAGTGCTACGAGCGATGCGGTCAAGTTTCGTAACCACAATCGTATCTCCCTCTTGCAACAGAGCCAACAGTTTGTCAAGTTCAGGTCTATGCTTCTTAGTGCCTGTGAAACTCTCGTAGAAAATCACCTCAGCACCATTGTCCTTTAACTGCTTTTCCTGTACCTCAAGGCTATTGCCGTATTTGTCCTGACCTTTGGTACTTACTCTTGCATATCCGTAAATCATTACGCACACCTCCTGTGGGTTACTCTATTTCGATGCCACCCTCGGACACTCTTGCATCTCTCGGAACAACAACGATTTTGTAGTCCATTGCTTTGAGCATCTCATTGAGTTTGGCTACGCTGATGTTCTCCTGTTTGAAACGCTCGGAGAGAACATTGGATTTGATATTGAGTCTGTCACAGAGGACAGCAGGTTTTACCTCTCTCATTTCCATTACTTTTTTAAGGGCTTGTGTTGCTTTCATAATCATAACCTCCTTTGGTTTGACATCATTATAGCAGATATTTCTGAGGTTGTCAAGATATTTCTGAGATATTTTTCAACTTTTTTTATTTTTCGGCTACTCAGAGG